GCCGCTGACGACGGGCCAGGTTGCTTGCCTTCGCCCCGACAGGTACCACGCTTACCCGTAGCTGTTCGAGTTCTTCAGCCTCGAAGCGTGGTAGGTATAGCCGTTCAGCAGTAAATGACTGGCTGAACGTCGCCGCGTTCAGTGCAGCTGTTACGCTGTCGGCCAGCTCGATGATGCGGGCAGGCATTCATCATTCCACGCGGACGAGTTTGCAGTGAATCCTGTACGTTTGTTGATAAGCGTCATCCCAGCGCCACTCTGGTTCGCTACCGGGCGCTAGTACCTCATACACGTACACCTTGCCATCTCGTGGCTCCCGAATTACGTCGCCACGTCTAGGCCGCGTTGGAGTGGCCGCGATAACTAAATCCGCGGCTTCTATAATGAAGTCCCTATCTGTCCACTCGACGCGTAGATGCCCCGTCATGGGGTCAGTGAATTTCATCACTGAATGCGTTACGCGCGCTGGCACCGTTACGCTATTCGCGCCCCGCTGATATGTAACCAGCTGGCTCGCGTGCTGGCGCAGCGTCGCGATTATTTCCTTATTCGCCAGTTCGATTTCGTCTGTCATGGCTGCAATAAGACGAGCACGCGGTCGGCACTATCCGAAGCAGCGGCGACGGCTTTGCCTAAGTACACGTTTCCAGCCGCCTCGGTAGTAGCCACGTTAGTGGTGTCGTTCCAGTACACCTTAGCACCCGCGGCGATTGCTGTGCCGCCGCCCGTCGCTTTCGTGAATGCGAATACACCGCGTACCGTCAGCGCGCCGAGTTCGCCTGCGGCGATGGGCGCATGTGCCACGCCTACTAGGTCGCCAATGACTACTACCTGGCCAGACGCCACGTCAGCGCTGGGGATGTAGTCAATGTAATCCCCCTCTTGACGAAAAATCGCCTCAGCTGCCATGTTATACCTCCTTTGTCTTCTATTCACCTGCCGCTTTTACGGCCGCCCGCCAATCGCGCAGTGCCACGCCGAAATCGTGGTAGCCGCGCATCTGGATGCCCAGAGTGCTGAAATCAGCGTCCGCGGTTTCCACGACGGGCGCCTGCTGGCCGTTCAGGAAGGTTATTTCGATTACAGCTAAGCTGCGTGGGGCAGCTACGAGATACCACGCTTTATCGGAAGCGCCTGGGATTTGTGGGTTGCTTAGATACGCAGTTTGCTGCACGTCCAGAAGCCCCTTGAACGGGTTCGAGGTCGGGTATTTAGTGTTTGCAGTTGTATCGCGAAGCTCCGCGGAATTCACTAGCTGCGATGCTTCGGCATATAGTTGAACCGGTACCAACAACGTCCTAGGCAAGATACCCAGGGGTTTACCATTGGGGCCGGTTTGCGTTCCGAACAGGACGGTAGCTTGCTTCAGCGCGTTGAACGACAAAGCGCTACTAGCTCCCGTCAATAGGTTTTTGCGGGCTGCGGTAAAGAAGCTGGCGTTATTGAGGAAAGTAGTCCAGAACTCCTCATTGACAGTAAGCGCTGCTGTATAGCCGAGCTCGCGCGGCACGTCGGTAATCGCTCCCAGGTCATCGTTGATTATGTCTTGACGCGTGATGGTCAACATAAGGGCATAGGTATCCGCCTTGATCGGAAACTTTTCTTCGCTTAGCGTCCCATGTTTTACCTCGCCGCCGGGCCCCACTTTTTCATAACGGCCGCCCACGACCATACGGCAGCGCGTTACGATCTTGAAATCGGTTACCTGCGTAATGTCGGCGATGGAACGCCATACGCTTTCCACTGAGTCAAAACCAGCCAATAGATACCTGTTGGAGCTGTCCTTGAGGATGGTCTGAATGTCAACGGTGCTCCAACCAGCTTCTAGCGTATGCCTGAACGCATATTGCAGCACTTCTCGCGTTATTTGTATGCTGCGCCCTGGGTAGCCGTTGGCCCAAGCGCATTCCAGAATTAATTGCCGTAAGCCGATGCCCTGCCGGTAGTATTTGTGTGCAGCATCTAATACCTTTTCGTCAAAGTAGCGTTCCGGTTTCTCTAGACGCCCAGTTAGTGCTACCGCCGCAGCCAGGATGTCGGTAGTCAGTTGTTTAGATGTGTTGAATACGCGATTGCCAACACTAGGATCGGGTCGCGCAGCACGTTCAGCCTTTACCACTTCCACCATCGTGCGGCGTACGTCCCAGCCTTCTGCGATGGCTTTTTCTTCAATGTCGAAGTGTTTGCCACCACACACCTTGCGAATCGCCTCGATTCGCTCCAGTTCAGCACGGATTTCGTGCGGCTTAGTCATGGGTTCCTCCTTATCATCCACGCCGTCTTGCGGCTTATCGTCTGTCATATCGTCATCTCCCTTTTCCATTTCGGCGCTGGCCGCGACGCGCGCGCTGGTCGCGTCGTCAGCACCTAAGTCCACGAAGCTAATTTCCCCCAAAATGCTCTTAGTTATCACATAGGCCGGGCCTTCCACGGTGCGATTGTTGACGACCATTTTCTGGCCGGCCTTCAGGGTTTCGTATTCCAGTACAGTTGCAGAAATAGACGCCTGCCAAGGGAATCCCCTTTGGGCACTAGCAACGATTTCCCGCGCGATAGGCGTGTCACGAGATATGACGCCCGTAGCGGTGAGTCGCCCATTATCCACGACGATACTCTCAGTATGGCCCACGCCTTGATTCGGATCGTGGCCAAATCGTACCGGCCGATTCTGCGATGGGATTTGTAAACCCGCTAAGTCCACGACGACGGGCTTACTCCACATGCCCACATTCATGGGGCCGCCGGTGTAGGCCACCATCTCGAATCGTGGCAAGGTTTCCCCGTCTTGCGGGGCCGCACATTCGATCTTTAGCTGCGATGGCTCGCACGTGAAAAAGAGTGGCTTCATTGCTTTAGTTCTCCATTGATTTTGGCATATCGCATATCGCTGTTTAGTGTCTCTATATTCACGCACCATGACAGGGTCTCGCATGCAGCGCTGTACAAAATCTTGCTCGCTTTCACCTGGCTTGGGCGTCGGTAGTGGCATCTTCTGTTTCTCCTAGCTCACCATCGTTTTGCGGCTCTGGCTGGTTCCCGCTGCCATTGTCCGTTAGCCCCAGTTCCCGCATTAGTTGCAGTTCGCGGGCACGTTGGCGTAACGCTTCTTGCCAATCCCGGCCCATGCGAGCATACTCATGGGCAAGCGTAGTCGTGTGATTTTGCAACCGGATTTGCTGTGCCTGCGCTTCCTTGACCGGGTCAACGTGTTCTTGACCATCCCAGAACCAGGAAACTTCCGGCGTTTCAAAAAATAGGTTCACGGGCATCGCTTTGTAAGCCACCGATGCTTCACGTAGCCACAACCGCAGAATCTTAGCGAGTACCACCCGTTCAATCGCGCTACGCTCAACGCGGATGGCTTTATAGTAAACTTGGTAATCGAGGCGCCCGCTCGCGTAGTTGTAGCTGGAACTGTTAGCAGCCGCGACGTTGTAAGGCATATTTAGGCATCTGGCAATTTCGTTTAGCACTTCGCGCTTGAATTCGGAGTACGTAGTCGAGGGCTGCTTAGCGTCTAGTTGGCCAACTTTCCAGCCCGCGGGAAGTGTCAGCAATGCCCGCTTTTCAATCTCAACAGGCTCGAACGGCTCCGATTCCATCACTTGCCCGTCCGGCGGCGCGTCTGTGTACAGAACGCCAGCGAAATCTGCCGCAGTCTCGGCCGCGGCGAGCACCGCTAACGTGTACCGCCGCAACTGGGCGAACAATGGAATAGCGGGGGTTATGTCGGGTATGCCGCGACGTTGCCCAGCTCGCATCGCGGTAAAGTAATGAATCACAAATTCAGCGGGGACGGTGTCGTATTCGTCAGGGGCAAACCAGTTGTCGCCCGGGTGATACCGCAGGACATGATACTCCTTCGGATTCCCAAACTTGTCGAACACGATGCCATCATCATAATTCGCGCCGACTAGCGACGACCACGCCAGCGATGTGGGCGTAGAAACTTGGTCTGCCTCAACTAGCTTTAGGTCGAGCTTGACCGGGTGTTCGACGGTCGTGTTGTCGAAAATGATGGCGAACGCTTCACCGTCTCGGATTTTAGATATTAGAAACGTTCTCAATAGCTCGCCCAACCCTATAGTACGCGCCCAGCTCCGGAATTCGGCTTCAAGAAACGCGTTCAACTCCTCATCAGGCGTAAGCATCTGTAACCGCGGCCCCGTGCCGATCACATCGTTAGCCAGCGTGGACACAATGCCCCACGCGTAGCTATTGTTGGCAACTTCGTACCGAGCGCGGTCGCGCAGGGTTTTTCGCACCGCGGGGTTATTTGCCGCCGCAGGCGACATGCTGTCCGCTCGCGACCAGTGGCGGCGGTTGTCGTGCGTCAACGACGCGGCGTCGTATCCGCCTTTCAGCGCGTACCGCGAAACGGGCCGCGGGAAACGAATCCCACGCCTCGCCACATGGAGCAACCTGCGTAGCAGGGATGTAATCGCCTTGATCATTCGTCAGCTGCCGGGGGCACTAGTTTCTGAATAATCCAGAACCGCTTCTTTTTAGCCGCTTGTTTCGCGGCCAAGTACTTATCCAGCTCAATCAAGTCTTTGAGCGAGCGCTGACGAACGCGGCCAGCCTCCGTTTGAATTTCCTCGGGTTTAGCTGCGCTCTGCTCTAGCAATTCGTCTAGCGACACAGTACACCTCCCGCTAGCTCGTTATTCAACTGTAAAGACGAATACCATATAAGTCAAGTTCCCGAAGCCCGAAACGATTACTATCTATAGTAATATCTGCCACCAAGCTAGGAAAACAACGCTGAAGCTGGGCCAGTATTCGCTTGTAGCATTGCCTGGGCCTTGGGGTTAATAAGGATGGTCTCAATGCGCCTAGGCTTTACGCCTTCCGGCGTTGGCGTGAAACGTGCATGAACGGCGCATCCTATATCTATGCGTTTCCAACCCAACTCCAATAACGGCTTTAGGCAGTCGTGGTAATGGCAGCTTAGCGTAACATCCCCGCGGCACTTTGCCAAAACCGCCACCAAGTTTTCCCAGTCTTCCGCCGAGTAGTTGTAGCCATAAGCGGGTTTACTGTCGCGGACGGTGTCCGGATGATACGGAGGATCAACGTAGAACACCGCTTTTGGGTTGTCCATGCGGCGGATACACTCAATCGCGTCTATGTTCTCGATATGTACGCCGAGAAGCCGGTCGTGGAACGCGTCTAACGCCATTATTCGCGAACGCCACCACATCGCTGTATTCACTTTCCACGAGCATCCGAAAACCCGGCCATGTAGCATACCCCTACCCATACTTAGCCTTACCATAGTTGCCCATGCCCGCTTCACGGGCGACGTCTCGCGAGGGCCATTCGCTATAGTAACGGCCCTTTCGAGTTCAGCCCGTGCGTAGGGAGTATATATCAACATCCGTTTCAACTGCCTGAACGTCTTAGGGTTCTGTAACACCCTGAACACGTTCACAATCTCGCCGTCCACGTCATTTAGCACTTCCATTTTAGCCCGCGGTCGTACCCAGAACAACGTCGCGCTTCCGCAAAACGGTTCGCAGTAAGGGGCGCCACCAGGCGGCACTAATGGGTATAGCTTCCGTAACAATTTGCCTTTGCCGCCTATGTAGGTAAACGGCTTCTGGATCATTCGCTGTCTCCTTTGCGCTGTCTGTAGTCGTACACGTCGTCTGATATTTCCTCTGCCGTAATTGCCATCCACCCACACCGCAGGCATATTTTTCGCCTGCGGATAACGCCCCGTCTCAGGCGTTCCGTGCGCGTGGTCTTAAACTCCCTGCCGCCGCAACGCGGGCATATTAGGCCCTTATGGGGCCGCTTACTTCGGCGCGGCACGCTTCAGCCTCCTAAGCCGTTGCAGTTCGCTGAAACTTACCTTGACGCGTGTCGCCGCAGTAGCACGTTGCTGCCCTGTAACGCCTGGCAGCTCGCACCCCTCTAGCGACGCCGCCACCATTGCCCCGACTAAGCAATCCCAGTAATGGTTATCCCGCCGCGGTGGCCTCATTTTCCATTCGTCAACGACCCGCTCCCCCGACTCAACGCGAACTGGGTACTCTGCCGTAACATGGTCAGCAAACAAGCGATGGCGGCGCGGTTCTTTTCCATATAGGGACAAGCACCCCACCTCGCCGAAACCGGTACGCAGCCGCGCCGCGGTAAATGATTTCCAAAAGTTTGTATCATACACAATGTAGCGTATTGGTCTAGCCCCGCTGGCACTACTCAGGCGCCAGTGCAACCCTACCCTAGTACCGGGAGCTTGCTTAGTAGCGTTCAGAGGCCGCGATGACGCACCTACATAACGCCCCATCGCTGGCGTCAAGATGGCGCTGTACGCCGACATCTTGCAAAACTCGAACACCAAATCCGTTACCGCACCCCAAGCCGCGTCAATCAAGCAACGCTTGATTTTTACTAACGTGCCGTCCTCGGCTTTGTACGTGCGCCCGCATATCTGATCCACCAACGCTTCTAGCGCGGCGTAGATTGCCCCTTCCAAGCTCTCTTTATTGGTCGCTTTCTGCAACGTCTTGCGGATACGCGCCACCGTGAAGTATTGTTGGGGTTGTTCTGGCCATGTACCGTAATCTATCACGTAGCTAGTAAAATTCGGTTCGGAAGCCACTACTACGTAGAATAAGACGTTCGCCTGCACGTCTATGTAAGCCGTTAGCGTGTCGGCTTTGACTGGCACCACGTAACGCATGAGCTTGTTTACCTTCGACATAACGTCATTAGCCGTTAGAACGTCTTCTCCTTGTGCCGCATCGTCAATTGGTTCATTCTGATACTCACTGAAAAACGCTACTTCGTCCAAAAACCGCAAGTTCATCGCGTGCTGAATGGCACTAACTTCATCCGCGTTGTAGCGCTCCGGCCAAGCGACTACCGCCCCTTTGTCCATCTCTTCTCGATGCGCAGTATAGAACGCGGTCGCTTCCTCTCCGCGTCCCCCGTTCCTAAACGATTCTGCCCTGATTTCTGCGTAGCGATTCCACAAATCCATGCGCTCTGGGAATTGGTAAACTAATTTGAGCCGCTCACCTTGCCATTCGGGATGCTTATCGCGGTCTAAGATACGGTCAGCCAAATCCCCTTTCGCGATTACTGTGCATGCCATAATACCCGCGATTTTTTGACCTGGCCCAGCCAAGTTTAGAATTGCTCCGCTTAGGACCCGTTCGCGGGCATCGCATTGGGCAGGCGAACGCGCGGATTCGTCCGTTTGCGGGTCGTCCACTATAACTAAGTCGGGCCGAATGGAAACGCCGTCCGGGCTTCTAAATGACATCCCGCGAATGCGGCCCGTAATCCCCGCTACGCGCACAATACTACCGCTAGCTAGCGATAAACCATCCTGGCGCACAAACTCGACATGGGATTCTACTTGCTGCCATTCAGGTAGATGCACCGTAGGCAAGGTGATATAATGGGATGTCCACCTGATGTAAGTACGCTTACCGTTCCACAGCTGGCCGCTGCACCTATTCGCTATGCCCTCTAGCGCGGCTATTGGGACTACCACTTCAGGATAATCGGCTCGTAATAGCTCATTAGTTTCCAACTCTGTTTTTATTGATTCCAACATCATCGTAGCGTGGCCCTCATCAGAGCCGATGAGGCACACGAACCGCCTATGTCCGTTCACTAATGCCCAAATCGCCGCGCACTCGCATATTGTTGTCTTGCCGCTACCGCGCGGCATAGCTACCGCGAATAAGCCGCCATGCAAAACCGCAGCTTCTACCTTGGCTATCACCTT